ATTTTATCTGAAGCGGATTCCTGGATTCCTCGTAGGCTCCACATCAGGAACCCTCCTCCAGATTTAGGTACTGACAGCTCTTCCGATTTCCAATCGTAGAGGCTAGATCTCGCTTCTTCTTGCCTGGCGGCGTTGGAGCGAGTCCCGGCCATAGTCCTTGTTTTCTCTTGGGATGACTCCGGCTTTTCGGGATACTTGCAAAGAAGATTTCCTGGCTTGAGGACTCTCTCTATCATTTGTCCATCTTGAGGGCTTCCAGAAGGAAACTCGACAATGAAATCGCGCGCAGTTTGCCTGATCTGAACTTCAGGTATTCTTCCTTTGAATGCTAGTAATTCTAGAACGTCTCTCAACTGGGTTACACAGGCATCTAATTTCCAATCATCTATATTGAAGGCTACACCATCAGACACTGCATCATAACCGCCTCCCGGAGGGAAGTATGGATTGCCCTCATCGCCGAGTCGATAGTAGAACTGAGACGTTCCGGCCACAGCGCTCTCTTTCTCCTTCTTCTCCCCTGCTTTGGCTCTATCTACGAGTTCTCTGAAATATTCAGCTTCCTCTTGTCCGCCCGGGACGATCATAGGATCGCAGGTATCTGCTCCGCCGTCGCTTCCTGATTCGGAGGTGTTGACATCTTTGATGGACTTGATCATGGCTTTCTCCTGCTTGTGCAGTTTGCTGATCTTGTCGAACATTTCAGAGTCCTCTTTGGAAAGAGACCAGGTTCCTAAGTCGTTGGTATCCATGGTAAAGCCGTTTTTTATTAGACTTGTTGTTGTTTTTTTCTGGTTTCATTAGTTTATATTCGGAAAATTCGGGCAGGACGGATTGGTTATATGGCAAGAAAGGCACTTTAAGATATGGAGCAACATTGATTGGCGCGATGCTAATCTCCTAGAGCGCCGACGGCAGAGGCGTAGCTAGATGCATCATCTTTGGATGTCTCCTCATACACGTACTCTAGTACCATCTTTCCGATGGATCCTTCTCTCGGCTTCTTCACTAGAAGACGCCGTCCTATCCTCCGACGCCAAGGTGCGGGAATCACTCTCATCACATTGAGAGCGTTTATAACATCACGGCCATCCCCATGCTCCGGATTGGGCTCTTGATCTTCCTCCAGGTAGTCTCCCATTTCGGCCACTGTCTCCAAGTAAGCCATCTGTCCCTGATCGAGCGTTTGGGTGGGGCGTCTTCCA